TTCACTCATAATATGAACCCTAATTAGGGGTTCGTACCCAAAGAGTTCAGCTTTCTTTTTAAGAAGTTCGATCTCCAATTTTTTAAATTTCTCGACGAAGTCAAGAGCATTTTCCCGATCGACGTCAGCATAGAATAGGATTTCGTTCCCAATAACCTTAACATATTCTTCAGTTTCAGGTTCTTCTTCCTTCGTAGACATTCTTCAAAGCCTTCTTTACTTTTGTTACTTCTCTTGATTTTAAGCCACTTCCAACAGCCAAATGATTAATGACGTCGAAGTCTTGAGGTGTGATTCCATATTCTACCAACTTACTTAGGTCTCCTTTCTCCGCATATTTCTTCAAAAGACATAATTCTTCAACCCCCAATCCCATTCTCGATTTTTTCTTAATTTCCTCAAATTTACCCTTTCTCATTTTGTAATTACCAAGTTTAGTCCAACAACTCCCAGGTCTAATTTTATCCTTCACAAGTGGTTCACCTAAACACTTCTTTGGTATCGTGAGGGCGTGTAACACAAAATAAGGCATGAGACTCCAATTACCATATTTGTATATATGACTGTCGTAGTAATCAGCTGTAGAAAATGATTCTGTAATTTTTAAAACATTTACACCATTCGAATTAATGTAATTCTCTTGAAAAATATCCCACATGTGTCCATGTTCGTGTATACTATCATAGATAGGTATAGGATTAGGATCTGATAGTACTTCAGCAATAAACTCTTTCGGTGTTTTGAAAATATCCATTTCATCATATCCGTCGAGATAAGTGAAAAAGTTTCGAATATTACCATTACATCTATACGCCGCATTCTCAGCCTTGGGACCCTTATCTTCTGTAAGTGTGAGTAATGTATCTGGTTTGTGTCTAGGGATAAACACAGTTTCAAAATTTGGATACATACACATGTTTACAGAAGTCACCAATAATGAACCACGAGTCAGAGGGACACCATCCGAAACTTGTTCTATGATAGGTTTAAACACTGGATCATAGTCTTCAATAAATACATGCTTTGTAGAAGGTTTAATAAATGTCAGAAACGGTGATTTACTTTTCAGATGATCGGTTCGTAGTTCAACATGATTTAAACCTTTCAATACTTCTTCAAGAATGTACGATTTCCCAACACCATATCCCCCACATATGAATACATTCTTTCTTTCATCTAGATATTTACGAATGAGTTTGATCTGTTTTGTGTGAATTGTTGTCACGGTATTTATCTCTTCTTTTTTTTGCTCGATTACTTTAATGAAAGAGTCCATTGATGATCTTACTAATCAGGCCATAGATTTAGTGCTTGAAAATGACGCACTACATAAACGTATCGTAGAACCTTTAAAAAGGAAAATTTTACCATACGTTGCATGTGGAGTTCTTACCAATATTGTCATGTTTATTCTTTTGGTGTACCTTGCTCGACGTCTGTCTCTTCTTCCTCTATCTCCTCAACTTCATCTAGATTAGATTCTTCACTAGCTTCACTTGGTGGTGGTGTATTTGATTTAGAAAGAAATTTACCTACACGTTCGAGAGGTGTATTTTTAGTTATAGCTTCAATTGGCTCAACAGTCTTGGGAAGTTTGAGAATTGGAATTGAACGCACATTAAGAATTTCGGGTTTTGTAAAAATATTATCGAGTGGATAATCTTTATCGAAATCTTTCATTATTTGTTTAGGAATTGATGGAGATTGTTCTAAGAGTCTGTCATATTCGGTCTTGCAGTCTTCAACAAATTTCAAACCATCCTTCTTACGTTCATCACGTGATATCGCTAACATGAGACGAATATTCCTAGATAATAGACCGTGAGCTAACGCCGCAGTTCGATGATTTTCCATTAATTCGTTAATTTTTAAGAATTGCATGATAGTCGCAATCAGCCCTGCAATTAAATTCAAACCACCTATAACCGATGGTGCAGCGGGTTGAATACTGAGGGGGAGTGTAGATTGTGCAAAGTTAGCTGTTCCTGTAATAGTCGAAAGTACAATGACGGGTAAGGTAAATTTCATACTCAGGTCTTTATAGAGTAAATACGATCTATGATGCATAAACCTATAACACGCACAGGCCTCACCCCATTGTCGTAATATAATTTCGTGCTGATCATTCCATACAATTTTTTCTTTTACCATTGTATATAGTAAATGAACATAATTTTTGTATTACACGTTATTTTTTTACTCATGATTTTGATAGTACCTTTTACAAATAATCGTAGAAATCTTGAGTTTTACTCGATGGTTATACCATTCATTTTTTATCATTGGTCAGTGAACGACGATACATGTGCATTAACCCAAGCGGAGATTGCAATGACTGGTAAATCGAAGGATGAAACTTTTATGGGAAGACTTGTTGGTCCAATTTACAAAATGGAGGAGAATGATGTAAATAAGATGACGAAGACTATGTTTTTCGCACTTTGGGCATTTGTTCAGTATAGATTGGGTGTTTTCGACACATTCTTTGATGAACTAAAAGTAACACTCAAAGGTAAAACTACTTCTTCTTGACGAGTTCTTGAACTTGTTTCATAAAATTACGATTCCTTTGAATCCTGGGGTCAGCAGCAATTAAACGAAGAAGAGCTGCTGTAGGTATAACAGGTTTGTTACCATTGGATTTAGGAGTCTTTTTTAATTTTGTCTTTGCGTTCTGGAGTTGTTTAGCTGTTGGCATATACTATACATTGGGAAATTATACTGAGACCCACGTATTAACTGTGTACCTAAAAGTGTTATTTTTTAGATCTTCTGTATAATGTGGATGAGTCCAATAAGGTGGGAATACAATAGCCTCACCTTGTTTTAGTTTTGTTCTGAAATTTTGACATGGAAATACAATCTCTCCTCCATCATAATCACCATTTAATGCGATTATCAAAGAAAGACTTCGAAGACATTTTATAGGTATAGTCGTATCTCCATTAAGCATATTAAATGCGGGACCGTCCATATGTATTCTCGTTGGTCCATCTATCTTTCTTAGATTTATACTTTCTTCTATACCATGATTATCAAATCCAGCAACTGGAATATTATATTTCATTTTAATGAAATGAGAAATATCTATAATTTTTGAAGTTATGGGATTATAAAATGGATCACTTTTGTATCGAATTTCTTTTTGTTGTCCTTGTACATTTTTTCCATATTCGTGTTTTAAACGTGTATTCACATTTTTATTTGTATATTCGACCAGTTTATTACACATATCTTCTGAAAAAACATTACTGAACAAATATATATCATTAGAACGTCTTAACGAGTATTTACTTAATTCTTCTTCTGTAGATAAATCTAGCAACATAGTTACATATTTAAGTATTCTTAACTTTAATATATCTAAACTTGTCGAATATATGAGTTGTAACTTTGAAGTTAAAATACACAATCATACAAAAAGCATCCGCTATGTCGTGTTTTCTTTCGTATGGAATCTCGTCATCTAGATATTTTTCAGCTATTAGTACGGTTCTCTCTTTACGCTCTTCATAGTCTAGGTGTCTCATACCAAAATGCATATGCATGCTCACAGGTGAAATTAAAATAACCTTATCTTTGAACATGTAGTTTAATAGAATCTCAATATTTGTGAAACCTCCGGGTGGTTGTCTCTCTATAAGTATTTTATCAGCTGAATCAAATATATCTTGGTGATCTTCAACAAATAAAGGAACGAGATCAACAAAATCGTTTGAACGTAGATACTTGTAGTCCTCGAGGCTTACCTTTTTCATGTACTTCACATCAATTTTTGGGCTATCTTCAAACTCGGCAGACACCAAACCCATATTATGAAACCCAATGTCTATCGCTAAGACCTTCATGTCTTTATGTAAAAGATTTTCCTTAACTATAGTATATGAAGAACAAGCAAAAAACTCAATTATTGCTATTGACGGTTGTTGTACTTGTCGCGGCTGTAGGCTACATGTTCTACAATCCCCAAGTTGTCGAGGTCCCAGTAGAAGTAGCTGTTCCAGTGCCAGTGCGTCCAGTACCCACTCGTCGTGGTCACACCCAAGAACCCGAATTTAGGGGTCCACCCATTAAACAATACAAGCCTGGTCACATGCAACAGATGGGTCTAATCACGAATGGTGATGAGACTCTCCCTCTCTATGGTAAGGAGGTACGTGGTCGCCGTGATCGCTACAATTACTACACCACCACTGGAGGTGAAAATCTTTACCCAGTGTCAGTCTCACACAACGCGCGTGATTGCATGGAAGACATTGGATGCCAAGAGCTATATGGAAATGAAACAGTCACCGTAATGGGAAAGACTGGTTCATTCACTGTCAATATGTACAGGACTGATGATTTTTTCTAATTTAACGTTTCTGTATATCTTTTGCGACAGTAGTTGTTGAAGATATGCAAGATAAACAACAACAAGCTGCCATTAACCCAGTTTGTGGTACTAGGGGCATCTGTAAAATGGTTGTGGTGCCACTACCTGTAATAAATATACATATGATTAGGCATATGAGAGCCCCAATATGCATAGGTTCATCACTTGAATATATCATCTACTATAAATAACGATTTTTATTACTCAGCTGGAGTCTCCTGACTCTTTTTTACACGTTTCTGAACGTCATTTACGAGAGAACTGGTCTGACTGGAAGAACAGCATGCTGAAAGAGCACAAGCCGCTAATATTGGGGGTGATTTAATAGGTATTCTCATAATACCCATGACACCCATGATTGAACAGAGTAAACAGGCGATGGTGAAACCTAACTGGGTATTACCCATGGGTTCACCCGAGGTTGACATGAGAGCTCCTAACATCTTTACTATAGATCAACAAAAATTATTTCGTAAATTAGAAATCATATCATATTCTCTTGTTAGAAATCCACTATTTCTACTGAGTTTTACCTTTGCCCTCAATAATTCAACTACTGTGTCCTCATCGAGATGTTTAAGAAAATCCACCTTCGCCTCGATATCGTCAAGTTGATGAGATTCTTTTTTTCCCTGTACATACGGCCACGTATGTTTTCGTAATGACGCAAGTTCTTCTTCAAGTTTTCTAATTCTTGGAAGAAGTACCTTGTTAATCACAATTTTTAATTCAAATACATCAGTCATCTTACCCTAGGTGCGTTTTTTATCTTTATACACAATAAGATGTCACTCCCACAAGGTAAGCGTGAATTTATAAGAAAGTTAGTAGCGG